TGAAAATTTACCGCCAATTGTTACACCTGTTAAATCCGCCTCGGGGGAGTGGGCAAAAAAAATTACCGCCAATTTTTGAACGTGTAATTTTGGGGTGTTTCTGCGCCGCCTTGTGCCGCCTCGTGATCGCCTACTGTCAGTGCGAATCCTTCGGTAAGTTTGCAACATTCGAGACAATACAAGCCGATTTCCCTTGACACGATTAGCGGTTGGCATGTACCATAAGCGCGTTCTTGTCTATAGGAGCGCGTCACCGTGCCGTCCTCGCCAATCACGTCTATTACGTTCTCATCCATGGATTCGGTCCCGTATCGGGCGTTCTGCAAAGCCTTCGAGGCCATGCAGCTTCAGTCCGAGGGCTCCATGCGCGAACGCTTTGCAGACAAAGAAAACAGGCTGGGATTCGAGGTCATCACGACGCCAGAAGGGCGCGGCATGGCGATGATCTATGACAACAACAGCGGAGAAGTAACTATCAAAATCGGGCCGGCATCCGAGATTCGCCGGCGTCTCACACAAACCCCAAACCGTCGAGGTAGACCAAAGAAAATGGAAACCACCACCACCGAAACCGCTGCCAACGAAGGGCAGGAATACAAAGCCCCCCGCAAGAAACATGACCCGGATTTGGGTAGCTTCCGCGTCGTGAACAAGATGGGCACGGATGAATTGATCAGGCTTGTCTACTGGTTGCGGGACAACGCCATTGCCAAACTTGTCGATACTAAGAATGTCATTCGCGTTCACGTTGACCTGAAAGACAACCCGTTCGGCTTGCCGCGCCATGTTTCCGGCATCATGACGCTTTATTACTCGCGTCGTGGATGGTCTCTGGCGCGCCCCGGCACCGCGCCTAACCGACAACCTGTCGAAGAGCTGCAAATGGAAGAAATGCCGCCCCACTGGCAGGAAGAAGGCGAGGAAATTAAAGAGGACTTCAAGCGCAAGCGTGGCCGTCCTGCCAAGATGAAGCTTTCCGAAAAGGATCCTCACCTCGTCACGTTCTATAAAGAATTCCCAGAGTTCTATGCAGCCGACGCCCACGATGAGACGGCAAAAGTCGAATGGGAAAAGGCATGCGAGGCGCTCAATTTCGATCCTTCGACGTGGATTCCACCGTCGGTTGTGTACCGTTATTACCGACTGGATTGACTATGGACAAGGCGCAATACCTGCTTTGCCGGGGGCATCGCGCTGACATCGAAGAAGCGCCGGATGGTTCCTTCCGGTACCGCTGGCGCTTGGACGATGGGCGCGAATTCATGGACGAATTCCGGGTCAACGGGTCCGAGAAGTCTGCCAAGATGGCCGAGTTCCTCATGCGCGAGTACCCGTTACGTGCGCACGATCTCGCCCCGATCTACATGCTTGTCTACGCGACCAATAGGGAAGTGTGGCACGGCATGGACGCGGCGATCTTGGCTGACAAGGCAATTCTTCCTGCAATCCACGATATCGAGTTTTCGATAAAACCCGATTGAATTCAATCACTTACGCTATGTATTCATGGCGTGAATATATGGAGAAATGACAATGACGGACGTTTCAAACACCCTGAACGCCAGAAATGAACGATACGGTACGTTCTCGGGTCAGGCTGGAATCTCGCAGGCATTGAAGGAGTACATGCGGCATACCCCTAACTGGAACAGGCTTGAGCCGGACATGGCCGAGGCGCTCGACATGATCCAGCACAAGATTGCCCGTATCCTCAACGGAGACCCGCGCTATGCCGATAGCTGGCACGACATCGCCGGATACGCTGCTCTGGTAGACAAGCGCCTGAACGGAGAGAGCGTGTAGCAATACAACAACCGTCTGTCGGCGGGGGTTGCATTCTAAAAATAGGTATGGTGTAATCATCTCCATCGACAGACAGCGCACAACGCGCTACACACTTCCCACGGAGTAGAACCATGAACACCACGAACAAGCAACAACGCACCGTCCGCCTGACCATGATGCTGATGCAAAACCATTACAGCATCAAGGATGCACAAATCGTCAAAGAAGAAATCCGGCATATCGACTATGGCCACGCTATCGGTGTCGGTCGCGCGACCATTGACCGCGAGATCATGGACAGCTTCGCCGGCGATCTCGAATGCATCGACGGTGCGCACAATTGCGGCTTCTACGAGGACAAGGGCAATACGTACTTTGTCGTCATGAAAGACGCCAAATAATCAACCATCGGCCCGTCGGAAGGCGGGCCACAATCCCACGGAAAGATCATGAACCTGTATCAAATTTACGATGCCGCTTTCGATCCCACGAACAGCGAATACATCCAGAACACACACGAATACATCAGCGACTACGCCGACAATGTTATGGATATCAGGCTGAAAAAATGGCAAATCGATGAAATCCTAAAGGCCCGCATGGAATGGCTGGATGCGGAGAAAGACGGTAGCGCCGACGCTGATACGTTCTGGCATACCGTCGTCGTCAAGCTTGAGGAAATCGAAGTATGAACATCCAACGTCATCATTCAACCGTTCGAATCTTCGACGGAAAAGACGTTCAGGAAGAGCGCAAATTTCCGAACGAACGCAAAGCATCGCAAGCGTTCGGACGGCTCATGAATGAAGTTTTCACGGAGAATCCGATCATCGTGGCATCGAGTAAGCCCGGTGCAAAGATCGTCAATCACGGCCGGCTTTGGGGCTTGCTCATCAATTCCCCCGTTCATCAATCCCTGCATATCGACAACAAATCTCTCGTCTTTGCCGGGTTCCTTCAGTACATCATGGACAACCACCAATGACATTCCAAATCGATCCCACCATCAAGTCAAATAATGTCTGCGAGAAAGTCGCAGGAATCCGCTCGGCGTTCTCGCGCAAGGTTCTCGAACGGTATAACGATGGCCTGTCCATCAAGCAATTGGCCGAGGAATTCGGCGTGTGTAACGCGACCATCTATGAATCCCTGAATCACGCCGAGGAAGAGACGGGGACAAAGCGGCAAGCTCGCCCGTCTGGAAGACGGATGACGCAAGATCAGCTAAACATGGTCGCCTCGCTCCTTGATAAGGGATGGTCTGTCAGGCGAACGGCTCAAAAAGTCGGCGTCTATGACAACGCGATCATCTCCCGCATCAAAAGCGGCACACTGCCGGCGTCGCAGCATGGAAGTCCCGTCTTCCAGCATAAAGAACAAATCATTCTTGACCTTGAACAGCGCATCAACCGCATGAGACGGATGGCAAAACATGGAATCTACTGATTTTGCACAGGAAATCATCGATACCATTAACAAGCGCCGCGATGCTGGAATGTCCCTGAATCAGGCGCTTGAAGGTACCGGCGTCAATCGTGATACGTACTACAAAGCGATGCGTAACCCCGGCGGGGCAAAGCGCAAGCTTGAAAGTATCCAGAAGCTCAAATACGTTGACCTTTGCTACACCCAGCAGGGGATGAGTACGGATGAAATCGCCGCATTCCTTGGCGTGAGCCGGGGGCAGGTCAACAAATACCTGCGAAAGCTCGGAATCGAACAGAAGCCGCGAGAGCGAAAGCGCAACATCTCCCCGGAACGCGCTGCCGCCGAGGCTAAAGAACGGAACATGCTAGAACGTCTCATCAACGAAGAAGGCCGGACGCTCGTTGAGATTTCCGAAGAAACTGGGCTTTCTACCAGTGTCATTAAGACGCGCATCAAGCGGTACGGCATCGTTCGCGGTGAGAATGCGTCCAAGCGCAAGCAAGCCGGCGATGAGATCGACAATCACCCCATTCGGCAAATCATCGTCAAAGAATGGAAACCAATCAAGATGAAACAGCGGCAATGGTTCACACTGTAAACATCGTTCCGGCATCCCTTGTCGCGGAAATGCTCGGCTGCACGAGAGGGAATCTCTCGAAACTCGTTAAACAGGGTGTGCTGAAAACGCCGCTGCTAAAGAACGGCGCTCAGTATTGGCCGAGGGATGAGGTAATGGCAGCCAAGGAAACCTATCGGAATCGCAAGAGCGATAGAAGCCCGCGAAAGGCCGCCACGCTGACGGCCCGTTTTGAAGACTACGTGGCCAATATTTAGGGTGAGTTCTCGCGGATTTGGCCGGATGCCTTGATCGTCCCTTGGACGGCAATAGCGCCCACAACATTCATGGTCCCAGAGACAACCGCGCCACTTCCGCCAGAGATCGCCGCGCCACCATTAACCGTTAACGCCCCGGAGACCGACAACGCACCATTGCAAGTCGTAGCCGGGGCATCGATCATCACGCTTTGGCTTTTGATCGTCGCGCTCTCGCTGGCCGTGACGTGCGCAACCTTCGTAATGATCCTAACGGCTTCGCTGCCAGTAATCCTCACCGTGCCCGGCGTATCGATAACGATTTCTTCATCGGCCTTGAGCATGATGTTCTTGTGATGCCATGCGCGCCAATCGACACGGTTGCCCGCTTGCGGATTCCGAAACCCCACGACAAGCGGATAACGCGAATCCCCGCCAATGAATTGCAGCCAGACGTGATCGCCCGGGACTATCTCAATCTCGGTTGCCAGTCCCGAGGCAATCGGAGTAGCGCGGTCGCCAAGCGAGTACATCAGCTCTGCCGGGACAGGCGTGTCAGCAAGGCCCGGAATCGTTACCGTGACAAGCCGTTTCGCTTTGTCATACGAGGCCACTACCCCGGGGAAAAATCCGCTCATTCAACGCTCCCTAACCAAAGCTTCGTGTATCCATCAATCGGAACGTGCGCGGCCGTAACGACAATAAGCTTCTCTCCGTTCACGTCCACGATATCCCCAGCGTCTATGTTCATATCCAGCATGATCTTTGCTACCCGTCTCTGGATGATCGTCTGCTGCATCATCCGCACGCTACGCGCATCGTGATGCGGGATGAAGTAGACCGGGGACGGAACACTACGCGCAACCTGCACAACGTTCCGATTCTCATCAATCGAGACATACTGCGGCATCTCGTTGCGCGAAACGAACGTCATTTCATCGTCCGCCCCTTGGATATCTGGCAGAAACCGGATCGGCTTTTGCGCGACGATTTCCGGGTAAGTGAGCGCCTGAATCTTGCCCTTCTTCCAGCGAACGATGGCGCCCGATTCCTGCAATACCCGGTTGATCATCGGTGTCGGCAGGTCGCCGCGCAGCAGTGCAAAACGTTGCCCCATGACGCTACCAAAGACGTTAGCTTGAGCCCCGGAAAGCCTGTAGCAGTCTTGAATCGTGGGCTTCTCTTTAAAGACGTTCCGGCCCATTGGAAGGGCGATGCTCTTTGTACCCTTCATCAGGCAGGTAATTGAGTAGCCGCCAGTGTCCTTGTCTCCCTGCTGCACCAGACCGGACGCCAAGCGGCTTTTGACAATCTCAAACTCGTATTTGCCCACCGAAACCGTGCGCCCTTCCTCCATCCACTTTTCCACGCCATCCAGCGCCCGGATATCGGCCTCCATCGTGATCGGAATGGGGCTGCTGTCGCTGCGAATCACAAGAGACACAACGACAGTATTTTGCAGAGTTCTTCCGTTCTCAATCGTGATCATGGGCGCGGAATCACCTGAATCTGAATCGGGCAAAGGAAGCCATGACGATCAATGCCGTAGGGTTCCGGAATTTGCAGCGAGATCGGCCCTTGCATGAAGCTTTTCCGTGGCAGACCGTCGAGATACCGCTCGATATCTTGGGAAATCTCACTGTTTGTCCGACGCTCGATATCGCCGCCGAATTGCTTCATGGCGTCGATATAGACCGATTCCTCTTTCTCGACATAGAGAAGGAAGAGCGGCTCAATCAGTCCCCATTCCGACGGGGTGATATCCGTCGTCTCATTGAGAAACTCATCGGACGATTGGAAACCCTGCGATTTCAGGGGCGCATGGGATGCGTATGTTTCTGCCGCACGGATTGCGCAACCCAAGATGATCGGCTCTTCCAGAAGGTTCCCGACGGGCCGGAAGTTTCTGGCCCACCGCGTAACAAGGTCACTGATACGCATCCCCTACCCCTTAAATGCGGTCGGTCTGGCCGAAATAGTGATAGAACAGCGTGCCGCTGATCGTCATCACTTGAGCGCGGTTTTCCCAGTCCCGGTCCGTCGAATCCAGCACGAAGAAACAATCCTTCAGGTGCTTGCGGCTAGTCCATTTCTGGGGCGTGCCCTCGTAAATCTTCGCGTTAAAGCGCCCACCCTGCGCCATGATGGCGTCAAGCATTCGGTCAACGTCGCCTGCCACGGTCTCAAGGAACGTGATGGGGCCTTGCATGGCGACCTTCAGTTGCTGCGGCTGGAATGCCGATCCGCCAGTGGGCGTCGGAATCTCGATCTCGCCAGCAGACGACAGCTCGGGCCACGGCGCCTGCTTGCACAGCAGCCACATGTTTTCATGCCCGTCGATCTCAAAAGCCATGTCCGAGTTAATCGATTTTTCGCCCATGGCGGCGACGCTCTGGTAAAGCGTCTTCATGTAAGCGCCAGTAGATACAGTCATACATTGTTCCTTTTTGCAAAAAGAATGTACCCAAACGGGTACGGTCCCATTCTAAAGCTTGACATCATCCGGCAGGCCGCCTATCATCACGGAACCATGATCCACAAACTCGAATTTGACGAACCTTCCCACACGTACCGCCTGAACGGCATCCCCGTTCCATCAGTGACAACGATTCTCAAGCCCTTGTCCGGTCTAGACAAAGTTCCTAGCGCCATTCTGGAAAAAGCCGCTGCCTACGGTACGGCCGTCCACTATGCGACAGAACTATATGACCGTGCAGAATTGGATGAGGCATCGCTGCCTGATGAGTTCAGGAATGCTATCGAGGCATACAAGGGGTTCCTGTTTGAACATTCGCCAGAATGGATTGCCATCGAGTGCCGAACGTTTCATCCTGCCCTCATGTATGCAGGCACGGTTGACCGTGTGTGCAAGATCGGCGGAAAGACTTACGTTCTGGACCTGAAAACCACGTTCAAACTGAATCCTTCCGTATCTGCCCAGTTGGCGGCGTATGCGAAAACCCCCCTCATTGCCGAGTACGGCATTGATGGAATCCTGTCCCTCAAACTCCCAAAATCCGATGAACCACCGACGTACACGCTAGAAACCCACGACATAGCCGAAGGCTGGACTACCTTCCTGTCCTGTCTTCAGCTTCGCAATTTCTGCATGAAACACAACCTCAAAGGAACCCCTTTCCATGATTGATATTGCCCCCATCGAGAAAGCCGCGCTCATGTTTAAGGCCCGGTCGGAAGCCTATGAAATCACCGATGACCTGTCGTTTGACGCGGCCAACGAAGACTTGAAAGCCATCAAGGCTAAATACAAAGAGATTGAGGCAAAGCGCGTGGCCATCACGAAGCCGCAAAACGATGCCATCAAGCAAGTTAATGCGCTCTTCAAACCGCCGCTGCAATACCTGAAGGATGCCGAGGATTTGCTGAAGTCTCGCATTCTTGTCTACCAGACGAAGAAAGAGCAAGAGCGGGCCATTGCGCAAGCCGAGGCGGCCAAGAAAGTCGAGGAAGAAAAGGCACGTCTTGACGCCGAAGCCGAGAAGCTCAAAGCCTCCGAATCTCTGGAAGATCAAGTTCAGGCCATGATCATGGAATCCCAGGCCAAAACGCTGGCCGTCGCGGAAGCCCTCAAGATTGGCGATGACAAGATTTCCATCAAGACACGGAAGGATGTTGCCGTTACGGATATGAAGGCTTTCCTTCAGGCCATCATCGACGGGCATATCCCGGAGAATGCCATCACGGTTAACATGGCAGTCGTCCGGGCAGCGTGGAAGGCGGGCAATCCGTTCATCGGCTGCTCTGAAGTCGAAGAAAAATCCGTCGCAGTGCGTTCTTAAAAAGGAAAATCACCCATGAACATTGTCATTCTTAACGGCCGAATTGGTCGTGAACCTGAAGCTTTCTCGGCCGGCGTGCGTTTCTCTGTCGCCACGTCCGATTTCTATAACGGCGAGGAACGGACCCAGTGGCACAACGTTACCGCATTCGGCAAGACCGGCGAGTTTGTGCAAAAACACTTCGTCAAAGGCAAAGGCATCAACATTCAAGGCCGAATTGAATACTTCAAAAAAGACGAAGATTCGCCTACCTATACGAACATCATCGCGGAACGGGTAACGTTCCCAGTTGGAAACAAGGCGAACGGCGAGGGCGAGGAAAGAGAACAGGCATCAGCGCCCCCTAAGCCTAAGAAGACGCCTAAATTCGATGATGACGATGACATCCCGTTCTAAACGATAGAATAGAGCCCGTTGCCAACAACAGCGGGCTTTTTTTATGGACACAATCGACAAAATCAAAGAATTGATCGCCAGCCTTCAGGCGGAAATCGATGAATGGGAAACCGACGGCAGCCTTGATGATGCCCGGGAAGTTCCGCCCCCCGACAAGCGTTCCGAGGAAGAGAAAGCCGAGGATACTGAACGGGAAATGAACAAGGGCGAATCCGAGGACAAGGAACCCGCCGAATCGCCGCAAGAGAAGGCCGCCGAGGCCGCCGAAGAGAAGGCGGAAGGTCAGGACAAGGAAGACAAGAAAGAAACGCCTGACAAGCCTGAAAAGCCCGCTCTGGATAGCGCCGCCCCCAAAGAAGACGCGGTGGGCGAATTCAAGCGGGATACCTTCCAGATTCGGATGATCAACCGGATCGAGGCCACCGAACAGGCAGCGCGGCAGGCAGCGCGCAAATGAACCAAAGGGGGCGAAAGCCCCCTTTCTCTTATCGGAACAGCACGTTTAGCGCGCTCGGCTTGTTGCTCGAATTGTCGCGCTGGCCGATCAGCAGATAGAACACGTCAAACACTCGGTAATCCCCCGAGTTCGCACCTTCTGGCGCAACTCTGATGCGTAGAGCCGGCCTGCCGCCAAACTCCGGCGCCCCGGCAACCTCACCACCGTAGTTATGCCCATCGTCATACGAGCCAGAAACGAACGTAAAAACCTCGCCGGCAAACGGGTAGGTATTCATGTTCAATTGACTATTGCAAATCGAAACGAGACGGGTATTAGTCCCGCCACTGAATGAACCAAAGCGCGGCGCAGTGCTTGCACGTCCGACCACGGCACACCATTCCCGGCCCAGCGGGATAACGTATTGGAAAGGGGCATTCCCACCGATACGCTGACCGAAGACAACCCCGAGGATGCTACCCATTGCGTCCCGAAAGGCGCGCACGGCCTGCTTTGCCCACCACCGCGTCGCCAGATAGCCGTCTTCGCCGTGTGCTTGCGCAAGCGGAGACCCGGCAAAGCCGCTGGACCCGATACCGTTAACCGTCCCTTGGCGGGTTGGCAGACGATAGAAGAGCGGATGATGCCGATAGGTGGACCCGTATTGCTTGTTCCATGCAGGAAGGTTTGATCCGTCGCCATCGTATTGCTTGGCGGCGCCGACAAGCATGGTCGCAAGCCATTCGCTGCTGATCGTCGCATACCCGGACGGGCCGACACCATTGGCCCACGGCTTGATATCGCCTCCATGCGGATTCCGGAAATTGAAGTTCTGCCACGCAATCGGTGCCTCGTTCGCATGCCCGGCTACAGGTACACCAACATGGATCGAGTTCACGATAGGCGAGGTTTGGCGGTTCGCTTGCTGAAGATCGAACAGCAGGTTAGTGACCGGGGAAATGCCCTTCAGGTCATTGATCGCGCGCTCGATCTCGGCTGATTTCAGCTTGAAATTGATATCAACCGCTTCCAGTCTTCGATTGAATTCGTATCCGGTGAAATCCATCCCGGACGCAATCTTCTCAATCGGGGTAGGTATTGATGCGTTAATCATCGGCGGCAAATCCCAATAACCATCCACGACGCGATCTTGTCGCCGCGAATCGGGGCGTCAATCCATCGCATGCGGAAGTTGCGCCCGATGGCTTCGCCGCCAAGGAATTTGGCCTCACTGCCAACCTGGGGCGTCATGTACGCGGCGAACCATTCAGGGTCATATCGGTTGTACATATCGTTCAGGCCCGGGCCGATCTCCCAAGACGCATGCCCGTTATGGTCACTGTAGATTGCTTTCCCTACGCCGATGATGAATCGAGCGCCGGGAATGCCCATGACGATGAAACGCTGCCCGCCAACCGCGTATGTCTGGACGAAACGTTCGGAAATCTTGCGCATCATGCGCTTGATGAAGCCTTGCGATACGAGTGCAAACTGATTGGAATTGTTGTCGATCTCGGTTTCTGCATCGTTGGCCCAGTCCTGCACACCGACAAGATGAGGAATGCCGGTCATGTACGGGTTGCCGTTGGTCAGCAATTCCGGAACATCGGCGGCCGTGATGTACACGTTACCCGTCTTTCCATTGATCGAGTTAACGACAGTGTTTCCGATACGGGTTTTGAGCGCGTTAAATTCAGATTGAATTCGCGCAATACGTGCAGCCGCGTTAGCGTCAGCACCCCGGGCATCGCGCAGTTCCTTGTCTAGTTGATCTAGCTGGCGCTTGATGGCCTCCATGTTCTCGTCAATCTGCCGGTATCCCTTATTCCAGAGTTCCGGCTCTGCATCGACCTCCGTAGTCGGAAGCTTCGAGATCGAAGGATGCGGAATGTTGAAAATCGCCATGGTCAGTTATCCTTGGCATTCGATGCCGCGTATTTATTCGAGACAGCGCGCAGGCTTGCTGACGAAGTGAAGCCGAAAGCCACAACCTTGCAATAGGTTCCGTTCTTCCTGATCTCATCCGCCGCGCCGGGGAAGTCAAGCGTGATGTTCTCGTTATTGGCAAAGCTCCCAGCGACAGCACCGAAGTTCTTGGACACGGCAGGCGTCGGCATCACACCGAACGGCTCATCCACGTGGATCGGCAAATTAACGTTGATGGCATGGCCACCGCCTCGCGGGAACGTCGCAGTACCGAAGATCATGATGAAAAAGTTCATCAGCGGGAAGCAAATGAACGACAGGCCACCGCCAGCATGGCCGATATTGTGTACACATCCCAAACGGCGAAGCATCGAGAAGTTTGGCACCGACGTAGGCCCAAATTCCGATCCTTCAAGCTTCAGATTGCGCAGGATCGAATCAATGTCCGTCCCCCAGTGAGACTGGCCGGCGAACATCGTCTTAGCAAAAGTGACTGGCGACACGACGGCCTGCATATCATTCGAGATACGCGAAAGCATCCCGTTACGCGCTTCATCCACACGGTCGCCAACCCATTTGGTAGTAGGAACACGCTGGCTTCGGTCATAGTTTGCAGGGTGAACAATCGAGAAAAAGCCGTTTGCGTGAATGTAATCGTTCTTCGCCCCTTCTGTCGAATTGGCGTAGATGTTCGTGCTTTTCGTAACGAAACCCTGATTGATTTCCCGGGTTAGCTGCGAAAAATTGTAGTTAATGTCCCGGTAAGTCGCGTTCCAAAGTTCGGGCGTCGCGTAGGGATCATTCGATGGAATTTCTTCAATCGTTTTGAGAGTGACGGCCATAGTGTTTCCTCATTCCGGCTATGGCCGTCATGATACGTCATTCGCCTTCGTATGAAACCGTGAGTTTCACGTTCTGGGCGCTGAAAGCCTCTGTACTATTCAGGCTGATGCGATAAGCCGTGCCGGCCTCACACTTGGCGAGGAACGACAGAAAGCCGCTCTTGCCGCTCATCTTGGTCTGGCGCACGGTCGAAACTCCCACCACCGCCGGGAATTTAGCTACGCCGTTATTCAGGTACACGCCCTTGGTGAACGTAGTCCCGTCGTTCTTGGCGAAAGAATCAACCTCGATACGATACCAGCCTGCTTGGGGAACGGTAATCGTCATCTGGGCGGCGAATTGCACGCGCTTGGTGGCGTGCGTATGCTCTGCATCACCGTCCAGAGACGCGCCGCTGCCACCGTCAACAACGATATTCAGCGCCCCGTACATCTGGGACGAAACGATGGCTTCATTTTTGGCGGGTTCCGCCTCAGAATGACCGCCAGAAGACAGACCATCCAGCTTCACCTTATCGGCAGCACTCATCATGCCGGCCGTGGTCGTAGTTGCCACTGCTTTCAGTGCTTCAATGCTCTGATTGATCGTCTGCTTTTCGGTTGTCAGCATCGATTCAGAGACGGCCCGGGAACCATTGATGTTCACCGTGCCATTGAGCGACGGATTCAGGAACGTGCGGTTATCAAAACTGATCGTCACGTCCCCGGTTTGGCCGTTCACTTTGGTAACGAAACCGCCACCACCGCCACCACCGCCGGCGCGTGCGTTCAGCTCGTTGAAATTTTCCTGAATGATTTGCAGGCGATCATTCAGCGGCTCGGTACTGCCCAGCAGGCAGGCCGAGTTCAGAATAGGTTGCAATTGCTTCATTTCATTTTCTCCATGGATGCCCCGGGTTTCCCCGGGGCGTGTGCATTATCGCAGCCCGCAAATTAGCGGGCCTGCTTCATTACCTCGACAGTTCCGGCGCCGATCCTCGCGGAATGATCGAACTAGCCCAGTCCGCATACGATAGCGCGTTAGCCGCACGTCCGTCGCGTACCGTGCCGTTCTGACGCTGCACCGGGCAGAAGCCGTATGGCTGCCACTGATACGTCAGCGGCTGCATGCGCGACATACCAGAACCCGGATACCAGCCCTCGTCTTGGTTGTTAACCCACACGCGGTCATCTTTGTTGTTACCGAAGATTTTCGGGTCACAACCGATATGCATGGCAACCTCGGCGCCCGGGGTAATGATCTTGGCCTCACACGTCATCATGATGCCTCGAATGTTGACCTCACCCGGGAATTTGAAGCGCGCGCCACCACCGTGCAATGCAGGCCATGGCGCGCCAGCACGGAATTTGTACGCGGTACCGCCCTCATATTCGCGTTTCGTTGCCGGCCCCATATCTCCAGACATTCGCGGATGGAACCAGTTGCACCAGAAACCATTCTGCTGATGCGACATCATCTGCCACGTATTGTTTCCGTATTGCAGAACCCAGAAACGAAGGTTGCGGATGGCAATTTCAGGCGCTGCAACCCGATTAGGCGATCCCTCGATCTCAAGCGCGGCAAACCACGGGTCAAACACAACGAAAGTCTGCTTCAGAACCCATTCAACGTTACCCGTCTTCTCCCACGGAGACAGCAGCCAACCGTCAGCGCGGGTCAAGTGCTGGGATTTACCCTGAACAATCGCAGCGCCGCCACCTTGTCCGGACGTTCCGTTCTTGATCGCATCGGAAACGTGGTTCCATGCGTGAAGTTGCCTCGGGTTGTTACCCGTAGACATTTCAAACAGGAAGTCCTTCATGGCCGTACTGACAGCTCCAGCCGGTGCGGGCGGTTGAGCCGGGGGCGGTGAAGGCGGTTGAGCCGGGGGCGGATTCGGTGCAGGCGGGGGCGAAGGCGGCTTCGGAATCGGCGCCGGCGTCTCCGTAGCGTTCGCGTCCTCGATGTAGTGCAGCGTCACACCACGCCAGTTCACGTCGTTCCGGTTGCCGTTCGGGGATTGGTGCGCGTGATAGTTCAGCGGAATCCAGTTACCCGAATTGTTCGTGTAACGTGCCTCGCCATCGATGTACGAAACAGGCATTTCCAGCCCGCGCCCACCGCCTTCCGTACCGCGTCGCCGGCCGTTGGTTTGGCCTGCAAAGCGCCACGATCCACGCGGGGCAGTGAAGTCCACTGCGATCCACTGGCCAGCGTTCAGCACAATATCCGAACTAAACGGTATGTCATACCATTCGATGACCGCGAAGTTCGCCCGGATGCCGCTAATGCGCTGCGACGCAGGACGTGCATTGGCCGTGACCGTATGCGTCCACAACGTTCCGTTTTCCTCATTCGACAGACCGTCACCGATAAGCCGTTTGATGGAAATCGTCAGTTGGTCATTGCCGTTGATGTTCTCAGCCACAAATGACATTGCCTTGAGCGTCATTTTCTTGCTGATGTACATGGCCTCGCGGATATTTCGCGTCTGGCTGCCAGCGTTCGATTGACCCAGAACGATAGCGCGGCTATTCGGTGCCCCAGATTCCAGCACCATATAGCCGTATTCCTTGCCGGCCGTATCCGTAAGCCGCATCATCGGGACCGTGACCATCTCAGCGCCGTTTGTCGAGGCCGGGTTGGTGGAATCGATCCACGTAGCGCCGCTATTGGATGACCATTTGGTGCCCCATTCCCGAGGCGGAACCCAGCGCGTAGGCGAGTGATGAGTGTTGGCGCCAACCTGCACGCAGTTGATTGAGTAGAAGTTTCCTACCGTCGAGTCATCGTTGCGGAACGTGACGTGATAAATCTTGCCAGCGGTCAGTGGGCGGGCATCTCGCACAACGTCCTCATACATGGCGTCTCGGCTATGGTCGAGCGAGCGAAGGTCTCGCGTGATGTATCCGTATTGCGCACCTGCACGATTCGGGTTTCCGTTGCCGTCATCGTCATAGATGGTTCCTCGCAGAATGCCAGCAGAACCACCGTGGTAGCCGCTTGCTGCACCATACGGAACGTAATACCAAATCTTTGCAAGCGCAGCAGAAGATTCGGCCTTGAAACGGCACGTCACTGCATAGTTATTCGCCCCTGTCCGATATCCAGCGGTAAGGTTCCGAAGAGATTCGATGACAAAGCGCCCCGGTCCCCAGACGTTCGCCATCTCGGTATTGTCGAAGCCCTTCCATTCACGCGCAACAACAGGCGGCTGCGGTTGAGGCGTAGGCGGTTGCGGCTGCGGTGTCGGAGGCTGCGGGTTCGGCGTCGGCGGAGTCACTACGTGGGGCTCTTCAGCGGTCACACCCGGCACAATTTGACCGAACAGACCTTCAGGCATGGCCAGCATGTAGGTTTCCGTCGCTTTCCAGTCAACGACGTTCATCGTCGATTGGAACATGATCCGCGTCATCTCGCGGTTGACGGTAGCTTGCGGCTCGGTCCAGTAAGCGTCATCACCCCAGAACGTGCGCCGGACAGAATCAGCCCAAGCAAGCGGGATCATCTTGCCGTTCTGCTTCAGTTCCATGGCAAAAATCTTGCGGTGGAACCATTGCATGGCCGGTTTGTTGCGCTGCTCGTTGTCGTGATTGTCCAGATAATCGTTATAGAACGAAACGACACACCATCCGGGCACGCGGGAATTTCGGCAGCTAACGTGATATGCGCTGGCCGTGCTCTGACCGTACAAACTCATGAAGTTTGTCTCTTGCCCGGTCTCAAGGTTGACCATGAACAGGCGAGAATTGCCGGTGTAATCCCCGGATACGTACACGTCCTGCCCGTTCTCAAGTTGGCCGAGGTCGCTATGTTCCGATGCCGTATTGATGATGATGTACGGCAACCCGCTCTTACTGGCAGGGTGAACATCCTTCATGTTCCGCGTGTATGCGCGAGTATCCCAGCCAGGCTGATATGCCCACGAGATCGTCGCGTACTTGCCCGACGGAGACATGGAAGAATGGTCCGGCATATGGTTCTCGGGAATGTCGATCTTCCCGATGATCTTGTGCTCCACGCGGTCATAGACCACAGCCCCCAGCGGGATGAAGCCCTTTTTCTGGACGATCCAGCACCAGTAGCGGCAATCCAGCGACGGCGCACCTTCAGACTTGCTCCAACAGTTGAACGCTTCAGGCCAAATAGCCGTCAGCAGCGGGGCAAGGTCCGTCGTTTTGATTTCCGCGCCGGTACGGGCATTGCGCTCGATCAGCTTCATGCCGACGCCATTTTGCGGCACATGGAAGAGAACATCCGGCTTGTTCGGATGCCAGACGGGTTCAGCATCGCCGCCCATTTGCGCGGGCATCGTGGCAATCAGCTTGAGCGTCTTGTTGTCATAGGTCTGCCAGTAACCATCGCTCGTCGTCATGATGAACATCGTGTTGTCACAGTTCCATGCTTGACGGCGCGAATAGTCCGAACGCACGCGACGCTGCCCCTTGGACCATGCCACGACGTTATCGGTCACGCGGGCAATAGGCGTGTTATAGGTGGGCGCGTGAATGGCCGTGCGCAGCGGGAAAACAGGCGGGTCAGGCACTTCGACCTTATTCCGGTTGCTGCTGACCGTGAGACCTTCGGCCAAGATCGCCTTGAACACGTCATCATCGGTCGGTTTGGCAGGCGGTTGCACAGGCGGTTGAGTCTGGCCACTACCGGGCGTCGCAAACAGTTTGCTATGCGGCACAAGCCGACCATTCTGGTAGACGATGGGAACGGGCAGCACGCCATTGGCAACGTCGTTCGGCGTCTTGATGCGCAGAACCCCGTCACCTTCGTTGCCCCAGTCTGTCACGCCAAAGAACGGCAAGCTACGGTCGGCCGTGTAGGCATAGATGACGCTATCTCCGGGGTTCTCGATTTTGTTCAGCAGCATCGCAACCCGGTTAGGTTGCGTACCTTTCCCGAAGTCGTTATCAACGTCCTTTGCATTGAAGGAACGATGATGCGGGTCAGTGATCTTGTTGGACCATTGATTGTCAATGCACGCGATGGCACGCGAAGCCTTGCCGCTATGTCGATTGTTCCAAAACTGGATGTTGTCAACGTCAATGCCGGCGTAATAGACGTACTTCGGGCCTGTTTCGTCGGCATTTATACCACTAAACGATTCGTTAAACTCGAATGTAATGTTACGGCATCCGACATAGGCTTGGAAGAAAGCTTCTCCATGCGCGGCAGTAATGGAGTCCACCGTATTCCATGAGTACCGAATGTCATTGGCGCCGTAAGCATTGTGGAATCCAGCGGATTCGTTTTGGTTGATGTAGTTCCCGCGAACATTGCCAACCGTGCATCCATCCTGAACGGACATTCCGCGCATGTTGTAGAACATGCTGTTCCCATGCACTTCAAAATCACGGACGCCACTAAGCCCGATGGCGTAATAGCCGCCGGAGAAATTGTTTTTGCTGATCTCGATATCCCGGACCCACGCATCAGGCGTCAGCAGCCGGCCGGTTTTGGTCCAGCTATCTTTCTGATTGCCCGGAAGATGGCCGAGGACGAAAATGCCATTCTTTCCGCTCTCGATTGCCTTGTTGTGTCTCTGGAATTGGAACGATGACCCGATGATCTTGAATCCAGAACAATCAACCCCCGGAGAACTAGCCTTGATGCTAAGGCAGTGAGCATGCGCATCGAGGCTGACATAAAAGCGGCAGTATTTGATGGAAACCTTATCGCTTCCAGTGATGTACAAAGCCGCTTCGCAATTGGCTGCCTCGCTGGCGTGCAGCGTAATCTGCGTGTTTTCAATGATCAGCTCATCATTAACCTTTCGATTGAGAACAAGCATGCCTGCCCTTGCCCTGTTTCCCCAAAATACGAAATGGCCACCCCGAATACTTTTAACGGTATTCGGGATGACCAGTTGATCGTCTTCGATGGAAACAGTGTCATAGATATCCAATTGGATATCGGTTTCGGAAGCCATGCGCTTCCGGATTTCTGACGCTGTTATCGTTGCCACTCTTTATCTACGCTCCCCAAGGAATGTAATCATGATGACCACATCCCCAAGGGGTTTACGGGTATTACCCGGGGTTGCCAAGGGGATACGGGCCAGTTTGTTCGGTCCATTGACCGCGCCAATGAATTGTATCCCGGTCCCCATTGCAACCGCGTTAGCCGAAGAAATCGGACCCACCATTCCATCAAAGGAACCCTGCCCATCGTGCAGATAGACAAGCGTGTCAGACTTGGCGGCGGGGATGATCTGGAACAGATACGCCCCCTGCCGAGGCAGCGTGACCAGCAGGTTATCTTTCGGATCAAGAGCCGGCCAAGAGAAGTCCAGTGAGCCAACGTCCGTCCTCTGGTAGGTTCCGATTGGCACAAGCGAAGCGCCGTTTTCCCACGCCCCGGCCTGCACGTCCGTAAAGCGCACATAGCCGATCATGCGAGGAATCCCAAGCATCGCTTGATCAAGCGCGCTCGACTTGATGAAGTAACTAAGTTCATCCTTCTTGGCGTAGACCGGCTCAATCGTTGAGGTAGTGCTATCTCTGAATGACCGCTCAAATTCAGAGGTCTTCATGTACCCCGAGAGATCGGGCGCCGCGCCACCGCCGGCCGGTCGATCTTCGACCGCTTTAACCCGGGTAGTAAGGGCCGTGATCTTTTCCGATTCCGCCTGCAATGCGGAAGCTTCCGCTTTCGTTGCCACCGCGCTTTCAACCGCTGCGACGCGGCCTTTCAGTGCGGAATCATCGTAAACGGTATCCTTGTCTTCCTTGGCTTCCAGCGTGGCAATGCGGGCCTTGATTGCACTGTCATCGTAGACAGTATCCTTGTCCTCTTTCTTTTCGAGGGCATCGATACGGTTGCGCAGTTCCGAATCGTTGTAGGCAGCACTACCGCCGCCGCCACCACTGGCCTCAAGCGCAGAAACGCGGCGTTTCAGGTCCGAATCGTCGTACACCGTGTCGTTATCCGGCTTGGCTTCCAGATTCGACACACGGGCCGTCAGGGACTGCACGTTCGTGTTGGTAGCCGACAGTGCGCTGCTATCCGCCTTGGCCGCAATGGCGGTTTCGGCGTCGGTCAGACGGCGCTTCACTTCCGAATCATCGTAGCCGGGTTTCGCTTCGAGCGCGGTAAGACGGGTCTTGATGCCGCTATCGTCATAGACGGTATCTTTGTCCTCTTTGGCTTCCAGCGCGGCAACGCGACCTTTCAGCGCGGTATCGTCATACCCGGAGGCCTTCAGCTCTTTGACGGCAGTATCCAGCCCGGAGACTTTGGTTTCAAGGCCGCTGACCTTGCCCTCCACCGTATCCAGCCGGCCCTTAGCCGTCCTGATCTCACCTTCGGCGGCTTGGATCTTCTGGGCAGCATTGGACGCTTTGCCTTCGAGCGTCGAGACCTTGCCTTCAGTCTCGCCAGATTTGGCGGTAGCCTGCGAGATTTTCGCATCAACCTTGGAAATTTCCGTGTCAACGTAGCCCTTGGTGGCTCCGTCCGTCGCGGTCTCGGGTAGCGCAACGTTCGTCAGCTTCGCATTCTTCAGGTCGCCGGTGAAGGCTTCCGGAATCTGCTTGCCTTCCAGCGTGGATACCTTGCCCGTCAGCGTGGAAACCGTCGATTGGATATCCGTAATGGCCGTGTTGGCCTTGTCGGCCTCCGTGCGCGCATCAGTGCCGGCCTTCTTGGCGTCAGCAACCGAGGCAATCAGCTCGGTGCGGATGCCATCGACATAGCCCTTGTTCACCGCGTCGAATTCGGTTTCAGGCGCCGCCAGATTGATGATCTTGCGGTTTTCCATGTTGCCGGTGAACGGGGCACCACCGCCGCCACCACCACCGCCGCCAGCTTTCAGGCCGGCAACGTCGGTTTCAAGCGTGGAAACACGCGAAACGATGCCATCGACCTTGGTGGAAGCCACGGAAGCGGCTTGCTTGGCTTCCGTGATTTGCGGCGCCAGCTCGTCCTTCAGGTCTTTTGCGTGCTTGCTCGAAACCGTAGCAGCCGCGACGCCAACCTTCTTCACCTCGGCATCAACGTACTTCATCGTTGCCGCGTCTTTCTCGGCGGTCGGGTCGGCCAGATTGGTGATCTTCTGACCCTTCATGTCGCCGGTGAAGGCTTCGGAAGGCTTGGTCTCAAGCGCCGTCACTTTGGCAGAGATACCGGACAGTTGCGTATGGGCGGCATCAGCGCGTTCCATGGCATCCGTACCGGCCTTCTTCGCTTCCGCAATGGTCGGCTCAAGCGCGGATCGCACGCCATCGGTGTACGTCTTGGCGGTCGAGATAGCGGCGTCCCGCTGCTGATCGACGTATGCCTTGTTCGCGCCGTCCTTCTCATCGGTCGGTGAAGCAAGGTTAGTGATCGCGCGGTTTTTCATATCGCCGGTGAAAGCCTCACCCGAGGCGACAGGGGCCTTGCTCTCAAGCGCGCGCACGCGGCCGGTCAGGTCAGAAGACGCGGTTTCCAGCGTCGCAACCCGGCCTTTCAGCGCAGTATCGTCGTAGACCGTATCCTTGTCGGGCTTGTTCTCAAGCGCGGTAACGCGGCCTTTCAGTTCCGTATCGTCATACGCTTGCCCGCCACCACCGGAGGGGCGATTCTCCAGCGCGGTAACGCGGCGCTTGATCTCGGAATCGTCATAGACGGTATCCTTGTCGGGTTTGGCTTCCAGCGTATCGATACGGCTGCTAAGGTTGCCGATGGTCGATTGGACGTTAGAAACTTCCGTCTCGACGGAACGTTTGGCCGAATCGGTGTATTGCTTGGCCACATTGATAGCCGCATCATGCTTGCTATCGACGTATGCCTTGTTCGCCCCGTCGCGGTCATTCTCGGGTACGGCAAGATTGGTGATCTTCCTGCCGGCCATGTTGCCATCAAACGAGACCACACCGGGCGATGCCGGGCGGGCTTCCAGCGCCGTAACGCGAGTTTTCAGGTCGCTAATGCCAGTATCCGTAGTGGAAGATTTGGCTTCCAGAGTACGAACGGCGCGATTTGCCTTATCCGCCTCGGTGCGTGCATCAGCCCCGGTTTCCTTGGCCTCGCGGATGGCGCTTTCAAGGTTGAATCGGGTTTCCTCAACGTTGCGGCGTGCCTCATCGACGGCGCCTTGTTTGGCGGTATCGACATAGGCTTTAGTGGCAGCGTCGTTAACGCTCTCGGGCGTGCCAACGTTCGTCACGCGACGGCCGTTCATATCCCCGGTGAATTCCGGAGTAGTGCTCAAACTATCCAGCTTGCGCTTATCAGCGGGCGACATGAGGCCGGACGTGATGCGCGATACGCTGATGTTCTCTCGAATCCAGTCGGACAGGCGAACATTAGCAATGGATGGCTCGGCATCCATGCGCGGATTGGCACGGCTCACGGCGCCGATATCGTCCGGAGTCAGCGTAACCGTGTTGGTGCGGCCGGTGGCCTCGATGCCGTTGATACGAGTGATGACGCGCTTAGGATCGGGCAGATCTGATAGTTTCTTGAACGAGGTCGAATCCATCAGGCCGTTTTGGTTGTCAGTGACCAAACGGTTATTGAGGTCCGACATGATGGCATCTTTGATCGCGCCCCGATCCCGCGCCGAGACGTTGTTAACCATCTCTTCGGTGGCAACCTTCTTGCCATCGACGTATGCGGCACGACGGAAGTGCGGTTCTTCGATAGGCGCGGCGCCCGGAATGTCGTCCACTTCCAGTTGGACCGTGCCAGTCTTCGAGTTCACGGAGACAACCGCGCTTTGTGCCCCACCTTCTGGCAGACGGTCCAGCTTGGATTTATCCTCCGGCGACATGAGACCGGCTTTCAGATTCGTGGCGTTTTCCAGCGAATCCGTGATCTCGGCGCCTGCTCGGACAAAGTATTGTTTGACAAACTTGATCGAGGCGGCGCGATTGTCAAAGCGCAGATTGCCGTCGGATGCGTCCAGCGTCGGAACGTTCACCGTTCCGGTAAACGTCGGGTCCACGCGGGTAGCGGCGCCGAGGCTTTCGGCCGTAATCCGGACGTTGCCCTTCATGCCGTTCACCGTCCGAACATCAGACGGGGAATTCATCAGTTGCGCAACGTCCAGAACATCCAGTTTCCGCTTATCGTCGGCCGACATCAGGCCATCAGAAAGCGTAGTGGCGCGTGCATACCGAATGGGCGGAATGATCTTCCCTTCAACCCATGATTGCGTGGCGATGGGCTCACCGTTCAGGGTGACAACCCCGGTGAGTGCCTCATTCGGGCGTGCGCCGGTCTGGATCGTCACGTCCCCGGTCTGCCCGTTAACGGACGTGACCAGATTATCAAGATTCCCGCCATTCTGGCCAGCCACGGCAGACAGGATTTCAAAGTTCTTGTTGATGAGTTTGAACCGATCGTTCAGCTCATCTTGAACCGGAAATACGCTGTTATGGCTGGAAAGCGGCCGAATTTTTTCCATGTTTTACCTCAAAAATTGATGCGCATCGTAATCGAGTAGGTTTCACCGATCTCAATAAACTTTGGCGAAAAGTTCTTGATGGCGATAGCCTGCCCAGTATTGTCGATGATGGCCGCTTCGGAAATGACCTTCTGACTGCCTGTCGCTGCAATGTCTGCGGCAGAAAATTCGGCCCCTACAACGATGGCCATGGGGCCAGCCTTGCTGCGAACAGTGGCATTCTTTTCGCCCACCTTGTTCCGCACTGCCGTAGACGATGAGGAAACGTCAATCACCTGCGTTCCGCTATGGCCGCCGCTCCCCAGAACAAGCTTTACAGGTGAGGGTACCGAACCTCCATTGAGGACGGCATCGGCCAGTTTGGTACGGTAGTAATCAGTGATGATGCTGCTGGACATGATCAGACCTTTTTGATTTCAATATCAACGTAATTGCCGCCGAGGCGCGTAGTCCCCGGGTTTGTCACGCGGAATGCACGTGACCTATCGGACGTTACCACGGGAGCCGACCATGGGTACTGGATTTCAGGGTAGAGCGTGGCGACAAACGAGACATCAACCGACATGAAGTTCTTGTAGTATTCAATCGCTTCGGCTTCCCACAATTTAAAGTCGATGACAAACCGGGCGGGCAGAATGCGTCGGAACGTCTCCCGCATACGGGAGGCGCGCTGCTCTTTTGCATCCAGAGAAAGAGAAACACGCACGCGGGAAGACAGATAAAGATTAGGATTGTTCGATACACGGTTGTCTTTCCGATTCTCTTCGATGTAGTCCTTGTTCAGCATGAACGCGCCGGGAAGGCCGCGATTCAGCACTTTTTTGCCACTTTCGTTCAGTTGGATGCGCCACCACCGGAATTCATTGGTGGCCACATCATCGATGGTCGAGGGGTACGGGCGCGAGGCATCAAGCCAAAGTTGCGTCACTTTAGCGTCACCACGGTACAGAATGTCAATGTACTTCTTGAGGAATTTAAGCCCGCGCTTGTGCGTTCCCTTCTGCGACAGCCACAGGCGCAGAAGATGCCGCAAGCGTTTCGGGCTCGCTTCAAAATCCAGCAGCGACAGGCCGTCACGCAGCACGACGCGCTGCAAATACTCAAAAGAAATGCCATCTTGGTACGGGATGCCGGACATGGCGATATCCTGAATATCCCGCGACAGTTTGTCATCGTAAAGCTTGATGGCAAGTTTGCGAATCTGATCCTCGAACCCGCTTTGTTCAAACGAGTTCTGCAATGGCGTCATCTTCATCAGTCTTCACCCCATGCCACGCCGACGAGACCGGAAGTCTTCACGTTGATCGTGATGTCTTGCTCTCGGACCCACTTATAGATGTTCGGATGATTGGATGACCCGGCAGGATCGTCCACCACCACCTCGATTTCACTACCCGGGGCGCGCAATTCCGGGCATGCGTCCTGAATCATGTTGACGATATCCCGCCGACGGATTGCGCGGTTAGGGTAGGCTGGCGATCTGTTTTGAGTGCCAGCATAGTAGCGCCCGTACCGCTTGACGATGACCTGCTTTGCTTTGGTCCGAATTTGTTCGGCATCGAACGATGAACCGCACTCGATGTTCACCGTGATAGCCGGGTTGATGGCGCACGGATACCAGAAACGGACGCGGTAAGAATCGTCGGCTTCCTTGATGATCTTCTCGATCTGGTAAAGGAATTGGCTGTTAGGCAGCGCCATTTGGGTTGCAGTAATCTCCGAGAATACGACGGACGTTGACCTTGCGTTATCGTTATAGCCGTACTGGAACCCGCCACCGTTCACGTTAAGCGCCGCGACAAACAGGCAATTGACGTTCTTCACGTCCCGCGTGCCTGTCGCCTCTTCGTGCCGCATCTCGTTCCAAATGGACAGGAATTGCAAGTTCGGCATCTTGCGCCGGACCATGGCTTCAAACTCTCCCAGATAGACCGCGCTGGAATCGTAGAGAGCCGGGTATTTGGCGAGTTGCGACTTGGCTTCATCACTCATCGGATTGTCGCCCGGGTACGTGATCTCGATGACCTCGAATTCAAGCGTAGCACCCGGATCGAACGGGTTTTCCGTAACCATTTTGGTTCCGACACGGATGCCGTGATCGGCGCCTTTCGTGGTGAAGGCATTCAGGCGCACAACGTCCCCGGCCTTGAGCATCTTGCCGCCCAGCGCGTCATCCCCGAATTGCACCACCAGTCTTCCAGTGGAAGAGACGGTCAGCGTGTAAGCCTTGTCTCCAGGCTGAAGGTTCATGTAGTCGGCCTGATATGACCATCCTTCATCGTTGACATACACGAGCAAATCCTCGCGGTATTCCCCGTCTTCTTCTAGTGGCAGCTCGATTTGGTAGAAGGGTTTCGTTTCCGTGACGGTATGCACGAAGTCGTTATTGTTGTTCCGGCGCGTGTATTGCCCCACATCGATAGTGATCGGGTTGTTCGGCTCGATGATGTAATAGCGTCGGTCCATGGTGCGGCACGTCACACCGTTGTCACTCACCAATTGAGTGAACAGGCCAAGGCCGACGTTTGCGGTCGGGTGCGGGTTTTTGACGCGAACCTTGAACGTGGCCGCCTTCGCGCTCTTCCAGACACCATGGGACGCAAGCCATGCTTCAACCGTGTTTTTCTTGATCCGGTTGAATTGCTCGTCAGTGGATGCCTCGATCTGCTGCGAGAGCATGGAAAGCATCGTAGCGATTGAACCGACGGCCTGCGTCAGGCGAGGGTCTCCGGCTTGCAGCAGTGGCGATAGCTGCGAGTACTTCGATGGGTTAGAGCGGATTTCTTGTTCCGCCGCTTTCAAAAAATCCGCCTTGGTGAGCATCTTTACTCCTTAAATACCCTGTCTGTTATGTCCACGGCCTGCCCCGCGCATTCAATGATGATCTGCTGCTGATCCACGCCATTGCCGACCGCGTAGATATTCACTGGCAGAGATTTTAGCGGGGGAATGTCCTCTTTAAGCTTCGCAATCAAAGCATCCGCCACTGCCCCATCACCTAGGGGTAACTGGAGAAGGTCCGCGGCATGGCAGCCATACGAACTACCCAGATACCCGTAAGCCGGGGTAGTGATCCAATGGCGAATCATTGCCCCGACATCCATTATTTCTTACCTCCGGTCGCAACATGCGCAATGTTCCGGTCCTTCACATCCTGCCCCACGTCCTTCGTGGTCGGAGAATTCTTGACGTTCACGTTGAGTTGCTCGCGCAGAGTCGGGGCCGCGCTGACGCTTGCTGCCATCGGCACGTTCACCTTCGACAGTAATGCTTGCTGCTCAAGTGATGCACGGGTCAGCGTGCCGGCGCGCACGGAGGCGCTCGACGATGCAAACAGAACGTCATTCTTGGCGATCTTGTAGCCTTGAATTGCGCGAATGATTTGCTCATCAGAAAGGTTTGCGCTCAAACCGCCAGTGGCCGTCTCGAACATCTTCATGGCGCGCTCGGGGCCGAATTGCACGGCAGTGGACCACATTGCATCCCCCAGACCTTCGCTGCGCTTGCTCATATCGATGCCCTTCGAGGCAAAGTATTTGCGCATCGGCTCATAGTATTTGGCCATCACGAAAGCGTGTTGATCAGCCTTGAATCCTGCCGGATCGCGCCCCGCAATCCTCGACCATGCCGCATCAAATGCTGCCGTCCCCGCCTTCAGGCCCTTGAATTCCGATGCGTACTTGCTTTGCGCCGCGTAAGCATCAGCCACTCCCATCGAGGACGAAAACTGATAAGCCCCGTAGCTTCTCCCCCCGAAGTCTCCCCGGCCGGTGGAAATGGTCCCTGCCTTCCCGTTGCTCTCGAATCGTGCGCTAGTGTCACCTAACATGCTCTTCACCTTGTCCCATACTCGACCGCCTGCTTTGACGATCTCCATATCTTTCACGTAATCGACAGCATCACCGAACGCCGCCGATGCCTTTTCACGAAAGCCCGACGCGGCTTTGGCAGCCGTTTCGATTCCTTCGGAAACCTTGTCCACGACAGGTGCGAACCTGTCGCCAAACCATCCTTTAACGTCGGTCCAGAGTTTGCCGGCCGCCTCGCTGATGCCAGCAATGGCGGCACTGGCAGTATCCCGGACCTTGTTCCATGCCGCCGAAACCGTAGGTTCCCACTCGGTCCATTTCTCGCCGGCGTATTTGCCGAGAGCATCGCCAGCGAATGCCCCAATGGCAGCACCAATCGGCCCGCCAAGCGCCGCGCCGATGATGCCCCCACCTACCCCACCAATCCCCCCGCCGATAGCTCTATGGCGCTCCTGATCGGTTGTGGCTTCACTGTAGTCCCATGCGGCCATGCCGGCACTAAGAAGGGGTCCGAGAATGGGGATTTTCTTCAGCAGGCCACCGATCCCGCGTCCGCCCTTCGCGGCAGCACGTCCCAGACCGCCCAGAAGCCCGCCTACGGCCCCGCCGGCCCCTTTTAGGATGGATGCCCCACTGCCGAAGATCGAAGCGCCAGCGCCCAGACCGAGGCCGCTAAGGATGCTTCCCTTTGTCCCGCTCTTGCCGAACGGCTTGCGGGAAATGTCGGTCAGGGTGTCTTGCTGCTTCCGTTGCTCGACGCGCTCGCGGTCATCCTTCCTTCGCAGCCATCGCCAGATTCGCCCGAGGGTCTTGTTTGAAGCGTCCCCGGCGCCGCTCATCATGCCCTTCAGTGGCGTGGCCACCTCTCCCATGGCCTTGATGGCCGGGTCACTCACGCTGTTTGCCGCATTGCTGGCAGCACTTACCCCGCTCTTAACCGCATTCGCCACGGCATCCATCGAGACCCGTGATCTTCCAAAGGACACGGATTCGACGTTGGCGGCGCCGCCTTGCGCGACGAAACGCCCCATTGCCCCGCGCGCGGGAAGGGCAGCACTCGCGGCATTCTCGCGCCGGACCCGGTTTGCCATTTGCGTAGACGATTCGACAACCCGCACTTTTTGGACCGGGGTTGCCACGCGGGCACGTTGCGCTACCTGATTGGCGTGGCGGTCTTCCCGCGCCGCCTTCTTGACCGTCTCATGCAGCGCGTCAACCGATTTGGCAGTCGATACACCAGCATCTCCTAAGACGGCATCGCGGATGGCGGAAATGTCCTTCCGCATGCTCGCAATTTGGTTGCTGATATCGTCCTTGCTGGCGCTTTCCACGCCAAGGATAAGAAACCCGTCTTTATCGCTCTTCATCACGGCCTCACGAAGCTATCCATTTGGGAGAACGTCATCGTAACCTCGCTCAACGCGGAATCCCTGCGAGACAAACTCGTATCGATTGATATGGGCCTGAAGTATTCGTAAGTCTCGAATTCGTTGCGCTGGCTTTTCTGCGTCACGGCATTGTGGACGACGCGAATCTTGATGGCAAACGAGGCAGGTACGTTGATGGTTCCATCGGTCGGGGACGCTTGCTCGACGTGCATCAGAAACCAATTCTTGATCATGCCGCTTGCATCGTCGAGGCACGTTACACGTAGCTCGATAGGCTCCCTTCCCACCAGGCTATCAATGGTCGCGCCGCCGATCCTCTTCCTGTCTCCGGAAATGTTCGCAATCGTGTAGTCCACGTCAGTAGCAAGCATGTTGAAGTGTGCTGCCACGCGGTCCGTCGTGATCGGGCTTTCAATCTCCAGCATCCAATAGTTCTTACGGGCGCGCTCGATGCTCGATGAGATAGCGTGAATCATTTCCGCTTCTTTAAGCGTGATGTTCCCGACAAGCTCGCTCGGGCGGTTGCGCATCACCTCGTTGACAGCGGCGCCCAGTTGACTACGTGCAGCGACAAGCAACCGTTGAGCCGACCGGCTCAAGACGGCTTCGTTCATCTTGTCGGCAATGCGGCTTTGGATGCGCCCTTGTACGCGACTGCCGACGCTCAGTTGGATTTGGTTATCAAGGAAACTCACCATTTGCCCCCTTGCTCTTGTTCCTGATCATCGACCTTCTTCAGGTCAACGATACGGGCGAATTCCTTTGCCACGTCCTCATCAAGGCCCATCGTCTTCTCAAGGAAAACGCACATCAATTGCTGATCGGCGCCCATCTCCTTCATCATCTGCATGGATTGCATCAGCAGGCCACCATAGTTGGCCTTATCGACCATCGTGCGCTGCTTCTCTGCTTCCAGCGCCGAGATTGACCCGTAGAAGTTGATATCCCACAGTTTGTTCTGGTAGACGACGCCATACTTATGCAGGCAGTGGATATCCAGAATATGGTTGATCCAATCAGTAAGCGCCTGCCGGATTGCGCGGGCCTGCTCGGCCGCTTGTGCTGACGTTCGGAAGAATCCACCCTCTCCCAGACCACCAGACATCTGATCGGCAAAGCCCAGCATCGAAAGGTCCACACCAAGCGCGCCGGCAAGCATGCGGGCATGCAGCATAACGTCGTCAATTGTGATCTGGCCAGCACGTCCGGGGGCTCCACCATTGAGCGGCGCAACCGTCATCATTTGCTTGTCGCCAAACACGGGCATGATGTACCGCATGCGCTCAAGGATCGGCAGACCGCTTTTCACGGCTTTTTCCGCGTTCGATTTGCTGCTTTGGAACATGTCTTTCAGGCGCTCGATGAACATCTTTTGATGTTCTGCCGTCATGCTATCCATGTTCGGCATGATGATTTGTTCATCAATCGAATCAATCCACCGCTGGCCAACAATCCCCAGCAGCGCGGCAGCGAGGTTCCAATACGGTTGCTCAGCCGGGTAGAGCAAAGAGCCGCCCACAAGCGCTGGCATGACGGGCAGGGCATTGATATCGTCTTCGGAAAGCTTCAGCCGCATGGCCTTGTGCAATGCCGTGTTTTGCGGGACATACTGCGTCCTAGGCATCTTCAGGCGCGCCATCTGTTCAGCCGTAAGGCGCTCGTAGAGCGACTTCCCGACACTGATCGAGTACCCGATAGTCTTTGAACCTTGCTCGTATGCCTGCACCAATGGCGGACGGACCATTTCCGAACAATCCAAATCCACCAAGCCGTTACCGTCCACGTAGATGCGCGAGTAGGAATCCCCGAAGATCGCGCCCAGATAGGCCATCTGGTACACCACCTTATTGATGATCGGGCCGCAATGCTCGCGGATTTCCTGAACAATGTTCTTTTCACCCTCTTTCAGGTCCGGGCGGTCATCAATGAACACAACGTCCCCGGATGTTTCGTGCCCGCCAAGGGCGCCGGTGACAAGCAATTTGACGGCCGATGACACGATGGGATCGCCTTCCATTGCTTCCCACTTTTGGTAGATTTGGACCCGATCCCGAGGCGGTCGGTTGGCGTCGCCCAAGAGCGAGGAAATGGGGGCGCTCGACATACCGTAATTAAGCGCGGTTGTCTGCGTAATTTCCTCGGCCGGCTTGACGTTATCGGCGCGCCACTCCTTAGATTTCCAGAAATTGAACAATGCCATTTTTGACTAGCCCATAAAAAAAGGGGCGACCGAAGCCGCCCCATATCGATCGATTGGACCGATTTTAACGAGTGATGGTCTGCGTAACCATGATTTGCCGCGCTACGCCATCGTAACGGAGCCAATACATCACGTCCATGACGTCATACGGGCGGATTTCGTTAGGCTTCACGCTGAATTGCGAGGCTTTGCCCTTCATTTCGGGGGCGTTACTCGGCACAAGCCATCCCGATGCTTCGGCGTCCTCGAAAAGACGGGTCAGGAAGTTTTCCATCTTCTTCACTGCCACCTGCATCGGCAGTTGCAGGAAGTCCTTACCGGCCCGGGTCACGCTCTCGTCGATGGACGTGCTCATATCCACCACGGAGATCAGTTTCTTCAGCGAGGAATCCACTTGAGCCGAGGTCAGGCAGTCCCGGAAGACGTAGCGGCCGCCGCCGGTGTAGGTCTCATACACCACCGGGTTGATCTTGGCTTTTGCAAGCGCGTTCAGTTGCTGCGACGTGAGCTGCTGCATCTGATTGACGCGGGTACGGCCCGAGAGCGGGTATTCACGGCCAGCAATCGGGTAGTTCTTCGGGGCGAAGCCTTTACCGTTCTTGCGCGCATTGCGCTCGCACGCGAGGGCAATGTTCAGCGCGGAAGTGCCGTAGTAGCCGCTACCAGACAGGCCGATAGGATCATCGGTCTTGAGCGGCGCCCAGAAGACATGCACCAAATGGGCTGCCTTGTTGCTGCCGAGATTCCACTCTTTCGCTTTCGTGATCGCTTGTTCCGGGGTCAGGTCGCCCGGGACATCGATACGCAATTGACGGTTGGTGTCATACGCCAGTTGCGCCATCTGCTTAACAAACTCGGCGTCAGTCTCGCCACCACCAGCGATATAGGCGTAATCGTGGGGCGTAGCCGTCAGATTCGAGCGGAACCGCTGGAAATCCTGCGTGGTGTAGACGGTCGGGCCTTCCTCGAACGCCAGCAGCACGTCAGACGTGGCGTATTTTTCGCTACCGAACGTGTCGTAACCATAGGCGGTCGAAGTAGACGTCACGGTCGCGCCTTCCTTGATGACCATTTCCCACTCATCCGACAGTTTGGTAATCACGTCCGGCAGATACTGGGATTCGTTGTAGTCGTCGCGGGCAGTCGGGTCCAGAGAACCCTTAGCCTCGAAAACCACCACGCCATCAGGATCGATTGCGCGAAAATAGACCATGGTCACGGGCGACGCGCCATCGTCGGACGGGTCAGCGTGGAAAGCTACACGGATACCGTCGTTATAGCAGCCAAGATGGCGGATGTTGATCATCGCGTCATCGTCGCGTGCGTCAGCCACCGCGTAGGTGAACGAGTTTGAAACCGTGATCCATTTGATCTTGGCCTGTGAGGTTGTCATGCGCTGAACAACCACCTCATAGACGCCATTATTCAGCGCCTCGACCACATGGATGAAGGCTTCGTTGCGCTTGTTCAGGCGCACGCTCTCGCCCTTACCAAGCTTTTTGTACACGTCTGCCCGGGTGACTTTGAACGGCTTGTCAATGCGACCGCGCAGGGCACGCATGGCAATGCCCATCACCTGATCGTCATTGCCAATCGACGGAATCTCGCTGGAATCGATCAGCGGGTTAAGTTGGAGGCCGCTCTCGGCCCCCAGTTGGCGAACGAATGCTACGGTCATTCTGCTTGCTCCTCTTCAGTTTTGCGACGGCCGCGCTTTTTCGGTACCAGAGAGCCGACGCCATCCGAATCTTCTGCGGCTTCTGGTTCCATTTCCTCGGGCTCTTCCTCGACCTCCTCGGGTTCAGGTTCCGGAACATTCAGGCCCGGCACTTCATCCACGTAATCGACGATATCCTGAACGTATATGGCGGCCACCTTCTCGAATTGATTCAGGTCGGCAATTTCTTGCAGGTTGCTGGCGATATGTCGCAGCTCACTATAGGCGCGGGCGTGAATGGTTTGCGCCTCACTGGGCGCAACGTCGATAGGCGTGCCGAAAATCGTGATGCGCCGATACGTATGGTTGTACACGGCAACCTGCACCGGGTAAGGGCTTGCCTCGTATTGTTCGATGAACGGGATAACAGACTTTGCGCCAAGTGCCGTCGCCCCGATATTGAATTCAGACATAAATCTTCCTTGCAAGGATGAAAAAAGGGCCAACCCGAAGGCTGGCCCTTGCATTCTAATGCAGCAGGGTTTTACCCCTGCGTCTCATCAGAAGTTCGTGACTTCGATCATGGCAAAGCCCATGGCCGACGGCTGATGCGGGTTCAGCTCGGTGAAGTTCCGGGCATAGAACGCGCTACCTTGGCGCAGGTCCGAGTTAACGGCCAGCGGCAGAACCATCGGGGCGACGGCATCACCCAGAACAATCGGGTTACGCGCCACGTCGGTCGCACGGCCCACGCACAGGATTTGCGCCGAAGTGTTGGTTTCGGCCAGTTCCCACGGGGTGTAGTAGACCTCATACAGACCAAACAGACGGCCGGCGCGGTAGATGCTCGGGCGATCGGCGATGCCGGACGATTGGAAGATCGTGGCAGGCAGGCCGCGAAGCTGGGCCAGCACGTTCTTGGTCACGTAGATGTGAGTAATACCATGGTTCATGGTATTCAGCGCCATTTGCTGCGACAGAGCGGCGAGCGGGTAGGACAGGTCCGCCCACACGGCAGCGCGGCCCGAGTCTTGCAGCGTCTTGGCTTGGCCCCAGTCGAAAGTCGTGGTGTTGTTCACCGCGATGCGCAGACCCTTGCGGATGACCTCGCGATGACGCTCGTTGGCAAATTGAGTCTGAATGGCCAGAATGCTTTCGGCATGCGGGTCCAGATTCAGCTCGTTTGCCATCTGCGTGCGCGTGTCAATCGTGTTGTGAGTCGTCACGCGCCACGGGGAGGCCAGAAGCGGGAAGGTCTCAACCGAACTAATCACACTCGGGGTCAGGTCAGGTTGGCGCTCGAAGTCGATGGACGATTCGACGGCCACTTTAACCGTGGTCGGCAGGGCCGGAGTCGAGGTCAGCGCGTATTCGCCGGTATCGGTGTTGATCGTGCCACCGATGACGTGCTCGGTGCCGCCGATGCGAATGGAACCGCTCACGGAGTTATTGCCGGAACCGCGAGTGACAGCGGCTTCGGAAGCGCAGCGGATACCGTTCACGTACACGATGGCGCGGCCGCGCAGCAGCTTGAGATCGCCGGCAGTAGCGTCGCAGGTATTGGCGTCGGTCTGAATCTTGGTCAGCTTGCCGGTAACGGCACCACCAGCGACAGGGCTGGAAGTGTGGATGCGCTTGGCCGAGATAAAGGAACCACCGCTATCGGCGCCGTCGAGGCTGCCGTTTTGCTCATACTGGCCGAATTTCACACCGGCTTGGTGCGACATGATGGCGAGTTTTGCCTCGTTGGAACCAATGTCGGCGGGCAGGTAGTGAGCGTAGGGGATGGCTTCGGTAAAGGCAGACAGGATCGAGACCACGGCCCGGTTAGGTTGCAGCGAGATTTGGTCGTGGTGATTCGAGTCTGCGCTATCCAGCGCCAGCGATTTCAGGCCGTATTTACGGAAAGCGTCGCGGGTAGTCGAGTAGGCCATTTGAATGGCGTTCTCGGTCACGTCGGCGGGGGCTTTCACGCCATGCTCACGCTCATACAGAGCGGCACCGTCCAGCAGGGCACGGACCATCAGGTCAGCATTCTTGCCGGCTTCATCCAGAACGGTCTGGAATTGCTCGGGGGCTTCATCGGTCACGGCCGCACTGTCCAGCTTGGCGCCATCGGCTTGCGCTTCGCGCAGAGCGGTCATGTAGTTATGCACGTCTTGGGTGCTTTGCTTCAGGTATTCCATCGTTTATTTCCTTTTCCGGAAAAGAAATCAAAATGCCCGCATCATGCGGAACATAAGCGGATTCTATATCACAGGTTTTCCAGCAAATCCTCCCTACGATTCAGAACATAGCGTTCCGTGAATGGCGGAACGTTCAGCGTCGTTTCAGTTTTGACGATCTCAAAAGCGAATTTCGGCCCGTCTTCCTCGCCCGTCATCAGAACAAACACAATGTCGTGATCCTTCGGTTTGACGTATTCGGGGTGTGCGCTGTCGTGGATGGAAACAATCAGGTACCGCGCCTCCAGGTTCCCGTCTCCCACCGAAACGTCCATGCTCTTCTGCATCACGCTGGGCGCGAAACGGTCAACGACGGGAAGCATGGCGACGATGCCTTTGCGGTCATACGAATAGTCTTCCTCATCGGTGGAAGACAGAACGGCCAGACCGCCCATGGTGGGGTTTCCGCTATGCAGCGGGTCAGTGCGGTTGGAACGCTTCCGGTAGAGAACGGCCGTCATCGAGTTTGGATGCCGGACGACGACGCGATGGGCCAGCATTTGGGTTTGTAGCGGAACGTTGTTCAGCATCATTTTTTCCTATACATAGAGAGCATCTTAGCAAGCGCGGATTGAACCTTGGCCGGCAGATTGAACATGGTTGAAAACTCTTTGGCCACCGCATCCGGTTTCATTCTGTCCCATCGCTTTTGTGTCGCGGTTTGTTGAGCGAATGGCACGGTACCGCGTTTGCTGGAATTAATGGCTTTCAGGATTGCGCGCCGCTCGCGGTCTCTCTGATTGCGTGCTGCACGTTCCTCTGCCGTGACAAGCTTTGTCGGGTTTGTACGCTGCTTGTTCTCGATCTCGTCCCGGTCCTTGGCCTTCAGGTTCGTCTTCTTGACGTTGCGTAGCGCGTTCTGGACGTGACGCCCGAGGTAATTCCCAAAGGAAGATCCGGAATCGATCTCGATAGCTACGCGGATGGCGTGTTTGCATGCGCAACCTTGCAGCCGTTCGTTAGTGATCTTTGGGTAGCCTTTTTGAGCCGGGCCATTGTTGTAGCCGCCGATGGTTGCGAGGTACGAAAAGACATACTGCCAGCGGTCGCACGTGCAGGATATGCGTAGCTTCTTCTGTCGAAGCCTACGCACGATGCCGAGAATGCTTACCTCTTTGCCGTCTGCAATCTGCTGCTTTGCGGCTTCAATTTCCCGGGCGAAACCGACGATATCGACGGCCACGTAATGCTGGTGCGATTGCGAATCCACGCCGGCATTAGTGATGAAACGCACCAGGCCATCGTGCATGGATGCCGGAATGCAGCGTGTGATCTCGGTTTTTGCCTTATCTACGTCACTCTTCCATGTAGGCTGCTTTTGTTCGGTGCGGTACTTGACCGGCTTCATGCGCGATATCTGGATGATCTCGCGTGCGGTGATGCCCTTTTGGAATCCGACGAATTCCTTTTGTGCCTGCGCTACGTTCCGACGGTATTCGGACAGAAGGGCATGCGGCGACACCCCTTTCTGAATGGCCCGCGCCAGCAAGGCCCCGTTAGAAGTGTCGTTAAGGTCTCGGACTAGGTTGGCGGCTTCGGCGGAACGTGCATGCTCCATCCGAATGTCGGCCGCTTCCTTGATATGGCCCGCCAGTTTCAGGGACGGACCGAGGCGATGTTTTACCTCTGCCATACGGGTTTCCCTTCATCGTCGATGAGATCGGCGCGGGTCTCGAAGCCGATACGTCGCTTGATCTCAAACAATGCTTCATCGGACGGGAACCAATAGCGGCCGCTATGTACCGGGTTGTCTACGCGGTCCGTGTCAGTGATGGCGCAGACTACGAGATACTCATCGCGCCGGCCATAGACGCGCTCACTCACTAGGGTAGCGTCCAATTTTTCGTCGGGCTTGATCTCGTACAGGATGCCCGAGTTTTCAAACGGCTTGAAGTTCCATTTCCACCGTCGGATTTCGTACCAAAAGATTGCGGCGTTACTCATATCGTGATGATCATCGGTTGATTTTTCATTTCCTGCACCTGATCGAGCAACGACAGGGTGATATCCACCTGATCGCTGTTGATGGCTTGCAGGCAGGTTGCGAGCGCGGCCATTTGCAGGTTAGTGATTGCGTCAGACACGCGATAGCGTGCCCCGTTTGCGTCCACGCCATCGCGTTCGATACCGCTTTCAGGGTTGGCGCGCATGGCCCGTTCCTGAACGATCAGGCGGCTACTTTTGCCGTCGATTGCAACCCCGGTTTTTAGCAGATAGTACGCTTTGATGGCGTTCAGGATGTTTTCTTCTCCGAATTTGGCGTCACGGTCCACGGTCACGTCATTGCTAACGACTATCGCGCCTTCCCGTCGTTCCCGACGGTATTCGGAATCGACGGCAATCACCAATACACCGCTCTTGTTGTCATAGGCCGAGAAGAGTGTGGCGGGCTTTCCCGAGAATCCTACGATGGTTGCTTGTATCTGTCTCACGGAACCAATTTCTCCCCAACGATTGCATGACGGACGTGCTCGCGTTCGTGGAAGCCATCATAACGGACCTCACGCACGGTCGGGAATCCATACGGAGTAATGCCTTTGCCAACCGGCGAGGCTTCAAAGAGCGGGACCGTGCAATGCAATGTAAGGTCACTCGCCAATAGCGTTAGGTTATCGGCCTCGCTCGGGATGTTCAGGAACGGTACGGACGTATTCTCAATCTGACACGGCCAGAGAGTTTCCGTCTGGGCGAATTCATAGACCGCCTTAAAGCGCCGCCTGTCTCCCTGATCTACGAACGCTTGGAACTGGGCCGCGATGCTACGCGCCGACGGTTCGTCATGGGAAATGATGACAATCTGCACGCGCATATCCATGCCAATCGTGCGAAGCTTGAAGATGCGCTTAAGCGGATCATCCGGGATTTGCACAAACTCGGCATCAGACAGCGGGCGCCCATACTCTCGCTCATAGGCTGGCGAATCCTTTGCGAATGCAACGATGATTGCCGGGAATTGATGGTTCTTTGACGGCCCGCGAGTAGACCCGTTCTCGGATTCCTGAACGTTCTTTATCCAAGAGTTGACCATGCTTTCGGCGGCATCAACCATCTTGCCGGGCGCGATGCCGATGCTCTTCTCAAGCCCTCGGGCGCAGAATTCCTGCATGGGTTTCGTGGTCGGAACAAGGGAAGCGTAGAAGTCTCCCATGAACCGGCCAAAGGCGTGTTTGACCGGCTCGAACATCAGCGTACCCCCATCAGGCGGCAGATTGAATCGTAGTGCTCTTCCCGCACGTCACGCATGGGCGGATCAAGGCGCATCGTCTTGAAATTCGGCTTGTTCCCGAATGCCGGACGCTTGAACGCTTGATCCAGCACCGGCTTTTCAATGCCCTTTTTCGCAAGCATCCCGATCAGCTCCAGATTCTCGATCTTGGTGGCATCAAGGGCCGCTGCTAGAGCGTCACGTTGCGCGGTCAGTTGAGAGAGAACCTCACGGATGGCGCCGTCCATCTCCATGCGCTCGGCTTCCACGGCCTCATCCAGCGTCAGCGGCATATCCCCGCCATCCTCGATGCTATCGAGCGTCACGCCCCGGAACGAGTTTTGCAAGAAGTTTGGGTTATGCACGTAGTCGAATCCCTTCAGCGCCCAGCGTGCGGAATCGATGGCCGATGAGAACCCCCCGACCTTCTCTTCCCAAAGTTTCTGGGCCAGATTGCCGCTATTCGTGTCGAGGAACCGGGCCACGTGCGTAACGTCCCCGTTACTGTCGGCATGCAGGTACTCGGTCACGAAAGCCGGTTCGATGGGCACATAGTTCTTTCCCTCGACCGCTGCTTCTCCGACCTCAAGCCCGTATCGGACACGCGGCATATGGCCGAGGTACCCCAGCATCCCGCCAGTGCTGACGGTTTCCTGCGTAGCGGGCGAGTTGATGTTAGCTACAAGTTTCGCAACGTTGTAGTTACGGTCCTGCCCGTTGAATTTCCGCCCCCTGTCGCGCAGGTTGTAGCGGATTTTTGGCGTAGTGATCATGATCCATCCTTCAAAAAAGAAAGGGGGCCGTCGCCCCCTGATCATTCTATCGGCCCATGACCTTCTGAAGTAATCCGATGCCCCGGATAACCTCATTCAACCGCGACGCGATGCCGCTTTGAATCTTCAGCTCGGCATCACGCCCTTTTTTCCATTGCTCGAAAGACATGCCGTTGAAGAAATCCCCGGCTTCGCTGGCGGTAACGTCCTTGGCTTCCAGCAGCGAGCATCCGGCGTAGAGAGTGAGGGCGTGGATAGTGTCACGTAATGATTTCAATGATTCCCGGGATTGCGACACGGGCAGGAAATCGTGCAACGGGGGGCACCTCATCCCCCCGGCCTTCCTTCTCTTTGGCAGCGATGCAAAGCCCGTCATCGCCTACGCGCAGGGTGAAAATGTGCGGCGACAGACTGGCGAAAAACTCGCGGTAGGCGGCCTCAAACTCTGACGCGGGCATCTCAAGGTATTTCTTGATGCCCTCGACCATGGCTTTGTCGTCGGTGGCCTCGGTCATGTACGCCAGCATGTAGTAGGTGGCGCCGGGAAGATCGTCGAATTCGGTGCGCATGCGTTCGGCCAGTTCGGCGGTGGCGCCGGAAATATAGCGCCCGGTCGGTTCCATGCCCTCGTTCAGGTAGTCGGAGAATCGAGCGTTCGCGCCGACCATGAAATCGGGCTCATCCCCGTTGCAGGCGATGTAGTGGGCGACGGCTAGATAGCGTTCCTGCACGCTCCAATCGTGGGTTTCGCCACATCCACAAGCCCGAAGGAATTCGGAGATTCCGCGCTCGTACTCTTGGATTTGGGCAATCTTGATGCAGGCGCCTAGCGTCAGTTCGTGCATATCGACGTGATGGCGCGGGGTATGAAATGGTCTCATAGGAAAAAGAAAATGCCCGTTAGTGGGCCTTGATTGTAAACCTTAAACAAGGTCTACGATTCTCTTTACTTCGTAGACTTCTTCCCAAGATTCCTTCAGGAAATCCGGTGCATGCGAGAACGCATCATCTATTTCCCAATATTCCGTTTCCCTCAGCAATTGCAGTGCTGGGGAAAGATCATTAAAGAGAAGCAAAGCCTTCAGAAAAACCCCGGTGTAATCACCGTCCAGCTTCATTGCTAATCCGAGATTCAACAGAGCATCAAACTCGCTAACTTCACAATCCGACATATCGAAGTACGGAATTTCAATGCTCGTTACCGTATTTTGAAACTCTTCCGACAGCCTTTTAACGTTATACAGAACGCAAGCCGCTCGCTCTTCTTTCGTGTCTCCGCTGATCTTCCAGTCTCCGATAGCGGTTTCGTTGATCCGGTCCTCGTTCTTTTCAACCCAGTCGGGCAAATCTCGCAGCAGCATTTTTCACCTCACTATCAGAAAGGAATCTCATCAAAAACTTCCGGCTCTTTGGGCTTTTCAAGCTCGACGCCGCATGCCCGCGCATACGTCACGATTGCAGCCATTGACCCGGAACGCGCCGCACCGACGATCAGAACATGCCCATGTTCGGGGTGTTTCCCACGCATGTACGGCAGTTCTGTCACGTTCAGGAACGCTGCATTCACGTCCCCGGGCTTGACCATCGCGGCGACGCGATTGCCAGTCTTCAGCTCTTCAAACACTTGCCAGTTGCTCAAATCGACCGGGTGAGATTCCGGCAGCTCATGCTGTTTTACCCAGCTCTTGCAATAGGCGCTATCCATGCACCCGGCAAGTGCACGCCCAAAGTACGGATGCCTGATGTACGCATAGACCGTCTCTTCATGCTCGGCGTTATAGTGGATACGCTGATATCCGTAATCCATTGCCGCCCTCATATCCTCATCGTTGCTCTTCGTAGTGAAAACCACGATGCGGTCATGATGCGGCTTGAAATGGTTCAGCTCATCAATGGTCATGACGTGCGGAATGTAGTCCTTGTCGGCTTCAGCCTCAAAGATCGTCTGGCCGTCCTTTTTTGCGACATATGGGGCATCACAATCCATCACCTCCTCCGCATACCACCGCGCCAGCGTCTCGACGGCACTGGATACAGAGAACCCCTTCAGTTCATCGAGTGCGTATTGACCGATATAAGGTGATTCCTCTTGTTTCGCAATCCCCAGAATGGCACGCAAGATCAGCCCATCATCGATGCTGACGCTCCTGATTCCGTTAGCAGTGTATCCGTCAAATTTGATCATGATGACCTCACATGAAATCGCAATATCGGTCCATTCGTTCGATTGCTTCGCGGAAGAACGGTCTATGTCCAAACAGTGTCATGCAGTCATCGTATTGATTCTGCAAACAGAGCATCCGAACCCCTTTCTTTTGGCGGATTTCCTCTAGCTGCCAATCGCGCATCTCGCCCCGGTAAACGGCCACAACGCATTCTTGCCGACTGATGCCATCAACCGCGTAACTGACGGATGAGTAACTACGGAATGCCTGATATCCGTCATAGTTCCGCATGATGCTGTCCCAATCAAAGCGAGACATACCAGCATCCTTGGCGGCTATGATGCACGCGGTCAGTTCTGCCGGGTTCATTCGATGTTCGATGCGACGGTAAAGGACCATTTCTTTCATGAGGTCCGTACCGATAGTGTACGGAATGTACCCGTCGATGTTTTCGATAGTGTGCTCAACCAAAAAGAAATTGTCGTTTTCGGTGTCAATTTGGTCTTTCAGGGGGATGAATTTCATTCTTCGTCTTCCTCTTTGTTGGATTCACTGGGGATATACAGACCGCCAACAATGCTCATTACACGGTCAAGGATCAAATCATAGTCGTGATGCAAGTGCACGGCCGTCACAACAATGTAGCTCCGATCATCTTTTGCAGATTTGACGGTCTCGTATCGCAAGCCGGACATTGCAGCAGCAATCAAGTTTTTCTTGGTGTCATTGAGAACAACGCCAAGAATGCCACCGTTAACGATATCGTTCAGGTCACGCCATTTCCCACCTTCAGTTACGATGAGGAAATCCAGAAAGCTGTTATCCGATGCTTCGGGCCATGCGTATTGGCAGGCCAGAGCAAGCTTTCTGGACCGGATTCGGTCACGATACAGGAACCAAAGCGGCTCACCATCACTAACGCCAATGCAAAGACTTTCGCTCTTTACATGTTCCGGCATATGCCCTTTGTACACGGTCGGCATATCAAACCGTTTCAGCGCACGGATTGCCTTCTCGTAATCGTCAAAAATCGTCGCAACGTCCTCGTTATAGTCAACCGCTGCCATGAAAGGCGGAACCCCATAGGTTTCCCGCATATGGTCTGCCACAAGGTCGGCCATGGATTCCATGACGTGGATGAACGGCTGACCTTTCATTTGCTCGATCCATTCCTTATGCTCATTGGACGGGTCAGCGATGTACTTGCCGTCTGCGATGGCTTGAACGATATCAGCTCGCAGGTTAACAACAAACTCACCGCGCCGCTGCTTCAAATACTTGTTGATCAGGTTCATACGTACTCCACGATCTCGCCAGAATAGTGATTCATGACAGCAAGTTCGCGCTTGCCTCTCGCTGCTTTTGCGAACGACATAGCATCCGCGTAATCCATGCACTTGAAAATGACCTTATCGACTAACTTAAGGTCGCCCATTTGTTCCGTCGTCCGAACCTCGAAGATGCCGAATTGCTCGCAAGCGTCCGGGTACTCGATGGACCGGCCCTTGATGTCGCGCATCTCGTCGTTTTGGTCGAAGATGACGCGATCTCCGTAGAGACTGCAAATCATCTTCTTCTGCCATTTCTTGAATTGATAGTTCATCAATCAGCATTCCATTTGATGACGCCACCGATGCGCAACAGCTCGCATCACGGCCAGCATCGTGTCAAATTCAAGTTTGTTGGACATGAAAACGGTCAGGTTGATGTCCAGTTTCTCCATCAGCACACGGGAGATTGAGTACGTTGCATCGAATGCCGACGAAAGGTAGCTGATCTGCAAATCGTTCAGATTCGGAATGCACACAACGAAGTGCTCACCGAACGACATGGATTCCAGCTCGCGGGCGATGTACACAGGGTCATCTTTCGGGAAATGAATCAGACTTTCCGGGATAACTGCGTCATTCGCCCCGGCACGGTCCATCATCAGGATTTGGTTGATTCCGTCAAAGACGCAATGCTCCGGTGTCCAGTTGAAAAAGAACAACCCGTAATCGTTCGTAATCTTTGTGTAGCAAGGAAGATCGCTAACACGCCTGTCACTCACGCCATTAACGTCCTTGATGCAAGCGTCATTTTTGACAACAACCGTGACAAGTTCTTGCAAAAGTGAGTTGATAACGATATCTCCGGTCATGACGGGAACCGGGGTTGCGTACTTCTTCCATTTGATCGTCACGCCCGGAATCGGGTACTCGCCTTTTCCGGTCGAGAAGAGTTCTTCCAGTTGCCGCAACAAGATATCGTAATCGTCATCGTCTAGTTCCGCCGATGGATCATCAAACTTGATCGACTCGATGATTTCAGTGTCAAAACCCATGTTTCACCTCATTAGTTGGAAAGAATGTCGCGTGTGCTTTGGTCAATCAGCGCCACCGCTCGCAGCGGGTCCAGCGTCGGCATGTAGCCTTGAACGTAGCCGTTCGTTACTTCCTCGAACGTTTCTGCATATTCTTTGCCATTCTCTTTTCGCATCCACTTCGATTCAGTCATGATGATCTCTTTGTAGAGATCGCGCCGACGCATCACGGTCTCGTCTTCCCGGTCGTCAGCATCGAACCATCCAGCGAACGGGTTGCCGCCGAGGACAAGCGCACGCGCTGCATCGGGCGAGACCATTTGCATGGCGGGCATGGACGCGAGTTTCTGACGTGCCGCATCGTATTGAGCCGGCGTCATGGATTGCGTGGCGTAGCCGGCCAGTTCAGCACGGCTCATCACGTAAAGAAGGGAAACGTTCGTATACAGGGGTTTTTGGACAGGGGGACGCATAGTGATGCCTCGTTGGAAAGTGAGGACAGTATAGGTCCGTCCTCACTGCGTGTCAAGCGTGTTGCTTGCGTGCTACTTCTCTGGACGCCGGCGACGCGCATGCTTGACGGCCTCGTTGGCCAGTTCCTCCGGCGTAAAGTCCACGATCAGGGACGCCCCCATTACCGCACCTTCGATCCATCTTTCGGCAAGCATTTCCTGCACAACCGACACTGTGTGATCCTGCTTGGCTTTATCCACGATCTCATAGAGCGCCGATAGGATCAGCTCTTGCTTTTTGTACCGCTCATCGACGCTAAACGGCTTGATGTTCGTTTCGTCTACGTAGCTGATGCCTTCGCCAAGGGCATTCATGAGGTCGAGTGCATCAACCCACCGACGGTATCCAAGCCCTTTGGCCAAAGCCTTTTCCTGCTTGTCTGTCACGTCGAAGCCGAGATATCCAGACAGGAAAGAAAGGTCTAGCAATCTCAGCGATGCCCCGGGAATCGGCATGCTTTTGACTGGGGTGTAGAAGATGATCATTTCGGCCCCTGTTTGAAGGTCTTAACCTCTGCCAGATAGTCGCCCACCTTCTCCATCACACGGAACGGGTCCATGACGATGCCGGCATCAGCCATACCGCGCACGTATTCGATTGCCTCACGACGGGACGGGTTGCGTTCGTACTCCTTGTTCACAAACGATTCATAGAGCCAGCGCATCGAATCTACGGTTTTGACGTGCATTTTGTCCCGGCCGTTACGAATCGATTCACAACGTTTCATCTTTTCCAGAAGCATGAAATCTCCGGCAAGCAAATGAACGTAACGAGGGGAAAAGTTCTTTGTTGGCGGGAAATCCTTGAGATTCTTGCGCAAATATTCGGCATGCTTCCATGGGGATATCGTTCCCCCAGAATACCCGCTAAGGTACGCCACGCCATGCCAATACTCGATTTTCTTCAGAATTTCCTCGCCAGAAATGGCGTAATACTTGCACTTCATCGGCAGAACCCCTTTTCTTTCATTTGTTTTCTGACTAATCTTGCGTAGTCCATAGCGTCATTGGCCATGGCCATCGGCGTCCGATCAATCTGCCCAGACCATTTCCAGCCGAAGAGATAGTCCAGCGCGTAATTTGTCAGCTCGGAATCCTTGCACTTCCAGTGCACGTATTCTCTTGCTGCATCGTAAAGATTCGACATCATTCGGACGGCATTCTCTTCCTCGCGTCCAGAACGATAGAAAGCGTTCTTTGGCGTGTAGAGCCGCGCCCCTTCAATGCACTGAATCACGTCATCGATATGCAGACGTTTGTTGCTCGGCCATGCTTTCATTTCCTCATCCATCCAGATGATTTGTCGCGGCGTGATATGGATGGGGTAAGTGTGGATGAACCCGGTCAATTGGCGGGAAAGTTCCTCGATCCTGTTGATGTTTCCTGACCTTGCGATCTGTCGGAATGCGCCGACCGTGATCAGCGACAAGCATTTTTCCATCATCAGTCCTTCACCTTCAGAGTCAGGTAATCATTAAAACCGCGTGCATACGTGATGGCATCCACGGCCGCGATGGTCGGGCTCAGTGAATCGTCGCCGCGCATGCGCCAGCCGGAAAGCCACGCGCAGACCGGAAAAGCGTATCTGCCGTTCCTTTTCATTCGCCCCCATACCGCAGCCGCTTGGTTGAACGCAATGTCATGCAGAGACTGCACCAGCGTGATATGCGCATCGTCGCACCCTTGGCGTGCGAATTTGGACCGACTAGGTTGCATGATGGCGCTATTCTGCCAACCATCAAGCAACCCAGTGTTGCACACATGCACAAGCGTGACGATTTGATCCGGCGTCAGCAGGCGGTTATCAGCCAGCATGGCTGCACGCATGGCAAGCTCGCGCAATTGTTCCGGCCGAATGACGCGGCCCGAGTATCCGGACAGCGTATGCACACAATCATGCTGCGTTCCCAGTGCGTTCGATTTGTAGGCACGGACAATGTAGCCGGCCGTGATTGAGCGTGAGTGTTTGATCATTTCTCGATTCCGAAAACAGACTTAACGTACTCTTCAGCCTTGAAGTAGGCGAAGATGGGGGATTCAAGGAAGTTGCCAGAATACACCCATCCGGACAGATAGGCTGCCATTAGTTTGCGCTTTTCTTCGCTTACCTCGTCACGGTCAAGCTTGTTTATGGCCACACCCAGAAGGTCCAGCATCGCTAGATGCTCTTCGCACTCTTCGTCCCAGTGGAAATCCTGATGCTTGTAGGACCGCTTCCATACACCCCTTGAGAGACGGTTATAGATGCTGTTAGGTCCGGGGTATTCATCGTGCCCTTCTTCCACAAGAGCGGCTTTCAGTGCATCTATTTCCCCCGGCGTCACCGGATAGCCTGAATACCCGGCAAAGAAAGCCGCGTAGTGATCGTCATTGGCAGATTCTTCGATGTTGAAAGCTTCGATTACCATCGGAATCAGCGGTTTCGGTGTCATGATTGTTCCTTTGCAAAGCGCACGGCAGCGGCGATGACGTGCCGTGCATTGAGAATGGGCCAGCCGCCCCAGACAATACCTCGGAATGCCTGATAGATCGATTCTGAAACGCTGGCGGAAAGTTTCCCGTACTCCTTCCGGTACTCGGCGGCGAGTGATGCGGCGATGGCATCAAGCGTCGTTCCGTCGAGTTCCTGAATTTGCATATCGCCCGTAGAAGCCCCTAAAAGGCCCGCCACGGCTTTCGGCGTCACGGTAGTGTCATCACCTAGGCTAGGCGAATCGACGAAGCCATGGGCCGGATTTTGCGGGTTGGCGTAGGCATACAGGAACGCGGGGTGTGCGTTCCGTACCTGCCGCATCGTGATTGGCTTCACTGGATCGATTCGAGGTAGGCGGAGACCTTCTTCATCGATTCCTTGTTATCGATATCCGACAGGCCGGTAATCAGCGTGCGCAGCTCTTGGGACAGACCGTTCATCTCGCCCTCTTCGCACACCACGTCAAGATCGCGCAGCAGCCAGTTAGCACGTTCGGGCATAAGCTTCTCGATGACCTCATGAACCGATGCCGTGCGCAGCGGCCAGATATCCGGTTCCTCTTCCTCGATCTTGCGGATCAGCTCAACGTCCGCTTTCACGTCCAGACGATGCGCCACGACGTAGCGCATCCGGTTGTTCTTGGTCCAAGTAAGAATGAATCGCATGATGTTTGTTCTTCGTTGGTGTGTGGGATGTTTGTAAGTATGGGGCTTGCTGCGTCGCGTGTCAAGCGTAATCGGCAGGCGATGCGGGAAACATACGGACCGCTGCCGGGACGGGTTGCAGCGACCATCCACCGTCAGCGATGCCGGCGAGGTAGTCGCGTGCCTCACGCGAGACGTGGGCGCTTCCGACCTCATGGCACCAGCACTCCACGTATTGCCCGATCATCTCGACCACGATGGCGCGGCGACGGGCAGCAAGAGCATTCAGCCTCTTGTAGTCATCCGGCCGGCTATGGCGCACGAACGTAGAAGCGCCGCTGATCGCCACGCTCAGCAGGTCGCCTTGGTGGACATAGGATTCATGGCGAAACTTCGCAAGCGCGGCGCGGATGGCGTCCACATCATCGAATCCCCCGAGGAACCCGATCAGGTAAGCATCGCTCTTGGCGCGCAAGGTCCGGAACGACATGCAGGCGGGAAGGTAGGAAAGGGACGGCTTGTTCATAGTTGGCCTCATCGGCTTGTGTGGGATGGCTGCATTCTCTCTACTACCCGGCCAGCCTGTCAACCCGGCGTGACCCACAAGCTACAGACGGATGACGGGGGCAGACACGCGCCCCCCCCCGGGTCCGGCATCGAGGCGTCGGCGGTCTCTTCCAGAGTAGGGCTTCGCCCGTCTCCCCGTTCCTCTGGTAGACATCCCCGAGGCCATCGCACGGCCCGAGAAATACCGTTCTAATTTCCCTGAATATTCCTGCCCCTGCCCGGAAATTACATCGAAATATTCCTACCCCTCCCCCCCGGGGTGTGCTCCTACCCCACCTGACACCCCCTCCGGGACTTTCG